TAAACCAGAGATAATAACTCATATAGTGAACAGTAACCAAGTCGAATCTTATAGTGAATTATCATCCATAGGCGAGTTAACAGAAAATAAATATCTCAAACCACCAGCTGGTATAACAGAAGTGAGTTCAGATTCAACCGGTGCTTTAGGTGCGATGAGACAAACAACTATCAGATTTACAGTTCATAATAAAAAAGATTTAGATGAAATATTTTTACCATTTTTTTTAAAACCAGGTTCACAAGTATTTGTTGATTTTGGTTGGTCTGATAAAAACTTAAATTTATATGATGTTGATGATTTAACTAAAAATAGAGATGACGAACTTACAGGTCTTTACGAGGATATATATAAAGAAAACGATGATGCTATTTTTTCAAAAGGTCTAATGACAACATTAAATGGACAAGTTAAAAGGTATGATGTTAAAGTTAATGCTAATCAATCCTTTGAATGTTCGTTAGAGGTTATTTCCACTAATTATCATTTAGTTGATAAAAGTATCACACCCGATAATAATTTAAAATTTGTTTTTACTAATATATTGGAAGACTTGTTATTATTAAGATATGCTAGTACATTTGAAGGTAAAGAAGCTGAACAGTTTGTTAAGAATCAATTGTTTAATATTAATTCTTGGTCTAAGATATCACCTGCAGAAAGAGAAGCTGCTAATAAAAACTTTTTTGATAATAATCGAGACTTTAATCCAAAATCAGATTTAATACCATCGTATTACAGACAAGTTGGTATTTTTTATCAGGATTTAAGTAATCAAAGAAAACAATTGGATCAAAAAGAATCTCTTTATATGTCTTGGGCTTTATTTGAAGATGAATTTTTAAATAGGTTTGTAGCATTTCAAGAAGTGGATGGTGTAGAAACAGGACCTGATAAAAATATTAAATTACCTAAGTTCAATAGTGTTAATTGTTATGTCAGATGGGACGAAAATTTATTTAAAATGATGAAAATAAAACCAGAACTTTCTGATAATAATTTAAGTTTTCTTTATCCAGATACTTGGGATGATGAAGAGACATCAAATAAATACAAACCTACTGCTTTAACCGAACAAGGTGAGAAAGATTGGAAAGACACAGACGATGATAAGGAAAAAAGAAGAATACCTATACGAGAATTAATTATCAATACTACAACGATAATAGAAGCATTCAAATCAGCTGATGATATAGGTAAGGCATTAGAAAAAATATTCGATACCATACATGAACATTCAGGTGAACTGATAAATATAAGATTTATAAAAAATAATGATGCTGAAACTTCAATGGGATTTCACGATAGTAATTCTCAACCGGTAAAATCAATTGATCCATCAGATGTATTAAAATTTAATGTTACAAGTGGAAATGGGGTTGTATTAGATGCAAATTTAGCATTTGAAACACCAAAATCTGCTTTATCAAGTATGATTGCTATTGGTCAATCAAGCACTCCTCAACTTTACGATGAATTTGAACTTATGAAGTTTAATTTATTAAATGAATTACAAACTAATCAAACTACCACTAATCGTTTTGTTTATAAAAATTTACCTGCTCTTGGAGAAAAACCAAAAATTTCTACAAATTTAAGCACCGACTACTCAACCATGTTTGGAAAAAATAATGTGATAACAAATGCACCCGATGAAATAAATCCTTTTTTAGAAAAAGACAGAGAATCATTAGTCAATTTTTTAGGAATAATAAATATAGAAAAAGGATTTAGTACCATAAAAAATTACAGATTTCAAGATTTTAAAAAGAAACAGGAAGAGTTATATGAACAATCTTCTAGTTTAGAAATCAAAAAACCAACAGATTATACAATAGAAAAAGAAGATGAAAGGGGTAGAATTAAATTTACTGCCAATAGTGAAAGGGATTTAGAATTGATGTATGCTAAAATTATTAATATGTCTAGTAGAGAAACAAATTCTGTAGCAGTAGTTATGCCTATAAGCTTAACTTTAGATGTATATGGTAATAACTTTCTAAATATAGGTGATTATTTTACTGTTAACTTTTTACCAAAACAATTTCAAGATAATGTTTACTTTCAAGTGGTTGGTGTAAATCATAATCTATCGACATCTAATTGGAAAACAACATATAATACTGTTATGAGAACTTATACGAAAAGAAAATATCAACAATTTAGTTTTGATCCTAATGGTCCTTTAACAAATCAGTTTATTGTTACTTTGGGTGGTGAGTTGAAAAAGGCTTTATATAAAAATATAGATGAATCTGGTGGAACTCCAGTATTTGGAAGTAGTTATGCTAAACATTTACTTAAAATGACGATGGATGGATTTCCAAGAATTGCAAAAACAGGAGACCTATCACCTCCACCAGGCGTAGAAGGTATTTCTTCAATTCCATATAAAGTTCTTGATGTAAAATATGACCATTTAGCCTTAACTGAAGATGACATAAAGAATGCAAAGTTAAAAGATTTAAATTTATTAGTTCCAAATAAAAATAATAATGACGCTTCATATAGTCAAGGTCAATTAGCTTGGCATATTGCCGTTAGTGAATTGTTGTTGGGTGAAGATGTTATAGATTGGAAAAAATACAAAAAAGAAACAAATAAAACAGATTTTTTCTTCAAAGCCGTAACACAATCAACTATAATAGATGATTTAAAACCATCTAAAGGAAAAATTGCTATAATTACTACTAAAGAAAATGGAGAGGTGGGTAATCTTTACAACCTAAAAATAGTAAAGAAAATTGATCGTTATAAATTTAACATTATTGGATTAGATGATTCCGCTAAAGCAATAATAAAATATATAGATAGTTTAGCTGGAAAACAAAGTCAAGATATTACTGCACCAACTGATACAAGATATGCTTCTCAAGACGAGTATAGTGGATTTTATTTTTTATATACTTTAACATGGGAGTTAGAAAATACTTCAGCAGTAAACGGTAACGAAATTATTAATAAGTTTTTTATTTTTGATTTTACTTCCGATGAAAATAAATATGATTCTCAAGTATATCCTATTATACAGATACCAAGGGAATATTTTAAAATATCATATGACGAGTTTTTAACTAAACTATATAACAGGTATTCAATTCATAAAAACAAAATAATGAGATTAATAGAAGAACCATTTTATGAAGAGATTGATAAGAGAAAAGCTTTTATAGAAGGTAATAGATAAAATAACATCTTGACTTTCTACTAAATTATCCTTAACTTACCATATGGTAAAAATGGTTACTACAAAGCCTAACTGGTCAAAATCACATCCCCTAAACAAGCTAGTTCTTATGTATGATGCTATAGAACATAAGTTAGTTTATGCTGACCATTACGAACATACAACAGTAGAAATAGATTATCCAGCAGACGAAGGTATGTTAATTAATGATTGGAAGGTTGGACATGCTTATTCCTTTGCCGGTCGCCCTAAGTATTGTGCCGACATCCTAAACTATTGGATGCTAAACCAACCACTTGAACATATACAATGGGATAACTTTTACGACCAAGATGATTTTACATATTACTATCCGTTAGATAAGATGATAGAACAATTATGTGAAAAAGTTCCAAAATACGATAGTCTGTTTAATGAAAAAACATTTATGAAGTTTCATAGAGATTTTGTAAATGCCTTCGGTGAGTTAGAAAAAAATGGTATTGGAGTAAATACAGACTTTACAAAGATATTCGGTGAGCATATGTTAAAGTATATTCACAATAAAAAGATATATCAGAACTATAACTTTTTTACAACCACATCAAGGCCATCCAACTCTATACACAATCTTAACTTTGCTGCTCTTACACCTGATATGAGAAAAGCCTTTTCACCACTTAACGATGTATTTGTTGAGTTTGACTTTGCTTCTTATCACCCAAGGTTGATTGCTAAATTGATTGACTATGACTTCGGTGACTCATCGGTTTATGGTAGGTTAGCAGATGACCTTAATGTTACAGAGTCAGAAGCAAAGACAATAACATTTCAAAATCTATATGGTGGTGTAAGAAAGGATATTGCTAAGATGAGTGAGTTTTTCAGAGGTGTTGAAAATCTAGTAACCATACTTTATGACGAATATATGACACGGAATCATATCCTATCACATATTTATAAACGACCAATGAAGAGAGCTAATTTAGGTGACCTAAATGCTCAAAAGTTATTTAACTACTACATACAATCGTATGAAACAGAACGGAATGTTACTATCTTAAACAAATTACATTTATATTTATTAGAGAAGAAGACTAACATAGTTCATTATAACTACGATAGTTTTTTATTTGATTACGCTAAAGAGGATGGAAAGGAAACAATACACGACATCCAAAACATCTTACAAGAAGATGACTTTATTATTCATAGTAAAGTTGGCAATACATATGGGACATTGAAGAATTATGAGTTTTAACCTAGATAGTCTTTTTATAGAGTGGAGAAGAATTGTACCTACCGGTATACCTAATCCAAAGAACGCTTACCATTTAACCTTACTAAAAGAGATATGCTTATCAAAGGGTATCAGTACTGAAATAGTAGATAGTGTAATGTTGGTAATGGAGAAAGAAGAAAAATTTACAGCTAGAAGCAAAAAAACTGGTAATGTAGCTGCCTTTGGTTCAGAGGAAGCTAGGGATAAAGCTATAGAAGATGGTGGATATGAAGAAGTAGAAAAGAAAGATGACG